AAATTGGAATAAGTCTTGGATATTGATGTTATTATTCCTCTTATATTCTTTATTCTTTTTTTCTTCTAAATAAACCCAAAACAAACCATATAAAAGTGCCGAATATTTATCCTTCGGTATGGATTTTGAAACCTGTTCTACATCAGAATCGTTACCTCTTTGTTTATATTTCAAATTCATTATTTCTTCAACCAGATTATTAGTAAGAATATAAGGAATTTCAGCAATAGAAATTTCTTCACTATCTACTTTAAATTTCTTTTTATTCTTTTTCTCTAATTCTTTAATTCCTTCATGTGGATTTTTTAATAATTCAATATCCAACTTATTAAAAACCTTCATGATATTATTTATCATATCACTATTTTTAGTTTCTTTTCTTTGAGATTTTAAAGCAAATACCATTGGTATAGCATCTTCAGTTTCATATTTAAACCAAGTATTATCATAATCATTTACAACTTTATATGGAGGATTGCCATCATTTAAATCTAAAACTAACTGATCAACAACACCAGATCCAATTCCATTCGCATCAATGACTAAAATTCGGGCTTTATACTCTCTTACTTTTTCTTTTAAAAATTTAGCTTGCCAAGTATCATGCTGACCTTCCATAGAAAATATATTTACAATTTGTTTATGATAAGTGCCATCGCCTCTAGGAATTAATTTAATTACTACTAAAGCACATAAAGCACTTTCTTTACCTGTTGTCCTAGAAACATCATATGCTAATACATATTCAACTTTGGTTTCTCCGCTATGTTCCCACTCTGCAATAGATAAAGTCCTACACTTATTCAATTTTTCATCAGACACTAGACTATCAGAACTAGAACCAGTATAAATAGATTCATACTCACGCATAAAATCCATAATACTATAAGTGGGAGATTCACGTTTTTCTTCAATAAAATCAATATCTAATTGATTAAATAAACAAGGTAATTCAAATGAATTGCCAATACAAAATGAAGAACCTTCAGATAACATATCATTATTTATTTCTTTGCATTTTTCATAAGCAAATTGTTGTTGAGTAGATGCCGTTGAAATATAAACTTCTCGTTTATGAATTTCATTAGGATCAACACCACCACACATTGCAGTTCTTGAATTTGCCATAAGTGGGATTACAACTGAATTAAGCATATCCCCATCAAACTTTTTATCACAAATTTCTTCAATAGCCCCACCAAAACGTCTTCCTCCACGTGCAGAATCTTTCATTTGAACAACATCATATTTACTTCCATTGTAAAAAACAAGTTTAGTATAATCTCTATCTCTTTTATATAGTTTAACTTCATCTCTTAATAAAGGAAAAAATTCAAATATATCATCTAAACATTCTTGGGTTATTTTTGCAGCCTGTTCTTTTCCAGGTGCACAGCAAAATAATTTTTGCCGAGGATACATAATACAAAGCAAAACAAATGCTAAATTTTGGAGAAAAGATTTTGATGTTCCCCTAGTAGCGGTTATAAAGACCTTTCTATATCTAAAAATAATTCTTAAATAAACTCTTTGATAAAAATATAATTTAATTTTTGCATCATCGGGTTGAATAAAATCAAGAAATTTATCAGGATACTCCCTAAAATAACTACATAATTCCCTCCATTTTGGTTTTAAATTTTGAAAATCTTTTATTTGATTTTTATTTACACTTCTAGTTTCGATATCTTGAGGATTCCTATTAAATTCACTATCTTTTCTTTCTCTGTCTCTTTGACTAAATTTAAAAAAACTACTCATAATTCATCTCTTCTAAATCCATTAATTCTAAAAGTGCATCTGCATTTTTATCAATTTCATCTAATTCAATTTTTGGTGTATCAATAGGAGGTTCTGTTAATTTCTCAATTCTATTAAACTTCAGCATAAAATTTAATATATACATTATTGTTTTATCAACTATATCTTGTTTAGCACCATTTATTTTTCTATAATATTCCCAAGGAGGAATAAAACCATCTTTTTCAACTTCAGCATATATATCACTAAATCTTCTTATACCACCTGCTTTATCGGCATCAGTTTTATCCATTGCTCTAAATTTAGAATCTGCCATATATTTAGAAAATAAATCACCTAATTTTTTAACTTCATCATAATTGCCATCTTCTAATTCTTTATCCATTTTTAGCGAAATTACAGCTAATTTCTTTAAATAAACCATATCCTGAGTTGTTTCAATAGTATTAGTTCTTTCCATTTCATTATAAAATCGTTCAAGGATATAATAATCTTCTTGATCGTATTTACTACCCCATTTTAAAATCATTTCTTGGGTTACTTCAAAATTATTTTGAAACTCTATTTGTTGATCTATATTATATTTAACTGGATTAATACTTTCTGGTTCAAATCTACTATCTTTCCATGTACCTTTTTTAAATTCATTAATTTTAGAATTTGCCATTCTAATGTACGTAGCCCAAGGATCTTCTGGATTGCTCTCTATAGCTGATCTCCAATATGAATAGTAAAAAGGGATATCGAGTAATTGTAAAATTTTATATACTGTTTCCATACGACTATAATCTATCATTGATTTAACACAGGTTTTACATATATTTAATTTTCCGTCTACTGACAAAACAGAATTTGTATTGTAAAAATTTGTTAAAGATATTTCTCTATTACAATTTTCACAAACTTTTTTAATTGTTTTTTCTTTTATTTTTTTTTCATTTGTATTTCCTTTTTGTTTAACCATCTTATCATTCCTTTTGCATAAATAAAGAGGTTGATTAAATATCAACTTCTTTTAATAAAACGTTTGCATATTTATATTTTTTGTTTAATAATATATCAAATTCAAAATTCTTATATCTTTCAGTAAACAATTCAAACTGTTTTTTAGTATTATTAAAATAACCATATGTATCATGAAAAAGTTTATGTAAAGGCTTGCACAAACAAACACCATTGCCATAAAATTTATGTTTCTCATTTAACAATTTATAAATATTTTCTCTCTCAAACTCCGAATATTCACCTATAGTTTGGTACATTGGTAATTGTAATTCTGAAAAAACTTCACGTACAATATTCTTGAAATTATATAAATGATGGATATTATCAAATTCACCACCAGTTAAAACGCATTTATAATGGCATTCTTCTATTGATGATTTTTTCCATCCTTGTAAATGATCTCTTAAATCGTAGTATAATTCTTTTATACCACCTTCCCAACGACCATTCAATTCACCATTTAAAGGATTTATATGTCTGGGATTTTTATCACCTTTCCATCTACCAAGTTCTTTTCTAGCAATACTTAATTTGTTTCTATGCTCTAAACTTTGTTTTTTACCATACCACCAATTATCTTTACCTATATATTTGCCTTTTTTAGCAATAGATAATTTTTTTCTTGTTTTTTCTGGCATAGGTTTACCATAAGCATAATGATTTTCACCTGATATTTTTATTGATCTTTGTTCATATCCTCTTTTTATAACTTCATCATTTTTAAATGAAATTCCTAATAACCATGCTTTGTCCCATAACTGTTTAGGGGTCATATTAGGATAATATTTTTTAACTAATTCTTCACATGTATAATTAGGGTATACCGATATTAAAAATTCTTCTTCCTCTTTAGTCCACCATTTTTTAGGAATATACCCATCTTCCATAAAATGTCCATCTTTTCCACATTCACGACACACATTTCTTAAACCATCTAGACATAATTTATCTGGTGGAAAATATTTTATATCTATAGGCAATTCTCTATCGCATTTAATACAAAATTTATAACCTTCCTGTGGGATATGAGTTAATTTGTTTGTAAATTTATAACCTCTACATTCTTTACAATTATTTGTAAAACCATCTTTAGTGTCGTGTTTTTTATGATAATAATCTATATTAGCAGGTAATTTTCTTTCACATTTATTACAAACTTTAAAACCATCTTTTTCTAAATAAAATTCATTAGATGGTTTATTTTTGCTTGCACATTTTTTACAATAGTCTTTATTAGATTTTTTAGTAATATAATCACAATAACCAACATCTTTTTCTTCTCCACAACCGTCACAAATATATTTAATTCTAATATGACAACCCGGAATTAAATATTCTAAAGGAACATTAATTATATCTTTTAAATTACATTCAAATCCTTTAGATTTATACCATTTAATATTTTTGTTATTAACCTTTACTTGAAACACTTGATTTTCTACTATCATTTATTATTCCCTCTTTCTACGTTTATTTCTTTTCTACGTTTTCCTAACAAAATAAAAATAGGGGATAGGAAAACGTAGAAAGTCTGGTCATGACTCCAGAACAAAAACCTAACCCCTTGTCCACAAAATACCTTTGCGAACATGAAAAGCACCTGATTTCTCAAGTGCCTTATAGTTGGCAAATATATTAAATTATTATAATTAAATAAATAATTTAATGTAAATTGAATTGTTTATTTAATTGTCT